TGTTATTGGCTGTCTCATCAGTTGCAGTTGCCAACCTGCAAGACGGGCTTTGCCCGTTTCGACTTATGCTTCAAGGAGCAGATCCAGAAGCTCGCACTCAAGCTTTTCATATGCGAGTGCAACTTTATCTAGCTGATCCAGAGGTGGCAGGTTTCCGGCATTTATTGCCTCCTGCTGGAGGCGAATGATGCTGTCCTCTGCCGCTTTGTGCGGCTCGATCCGCCCTGTATCAACAAGTTGACGGATACTGAACCCAGTCCATGTTACATATTCGGCGAGTTCTTTTGCTGTGGGAAGTGTAAGGTTCATGTGTATGATTGGTTGTGTTGTTTGGTGGTCTGCATTTATCCGGACTGCCAACCGGCTCAGTGTGAGGCTGCATTACCAATCTTGTCCTCCGTGCTACGTCATCAAGTGCGCCTGTCGGCATCACGCCCCCCCTCTTCCAGAGGAGCCACCCAGCGTATCTCACTGGGGCAGGTAGCGGTCGGACTGTCAAAGATCGCCTGTCCTTCGGCAGGGGTCGCATATGCTCTGAAGTACCATCGAAGGCTCTTCTCCGCACCGGACGAATCGGGTGCTACCAGAGCAGGGAATCGAGACCCTGTGAGGTGGACTAGGAAAGAACGATCTCCCAGAATGCATACTCCGCTCCGAACGTCGAGAACTTTTTTTCGATCCCAGTCACTTTGTCGGGAATACCTCATTGAACCACAAAAACATAGGGTAAATTCCGGCATACAGTCGGGATGCAACATCGTGCAATTATTACGTAAGTCCTTGATAATCAGTACTGGTTGCATAAAATTGCATATCCATATATTGGACGACGATGCCCTGTACGGACTTTGAATTTCAAATGGGGCTGCACCCTTCGGAGCCGGAGAAAAGCCCCTGAGGTCGGAATCCGTATATTATTGAGATCCAGTCTCAACAGGAGAATCCAAGCCAAAAGCTCCCCCTATATTGGCTAGTGCTCATAGATTTCCTACTCCCCCTATAACTTCTAAAATGCTTACTGTTTCTAGAATGCCTACTAGTTCGAGAGTGCCTACTGGATGCATCGGTTCTAGAAAGAATAAAAATCCTACTCAATCTACGGGTTCTAGAATGCCTACGGGTTCTACGGGTTCTAGAAAGACTAGCGGTTCTAGGATGCCTAGCGGTTCTAGCGGTTCTAGCGGTCGGGCTGGCTGGGGGGGCGGGGGTCTGCAAGTTGTACAGCAACAGTCAGCATGTATCAACAAGTACCCCTCAAAAAAATCATTCCCTCAAGGAGCTATAGGAACAAGGCGTAGCCTTTGTTCTCCTCTATAACCTTATTCCTTATGGAACTATTCCTTATGGAACTTACCCTTTGATTCTTTCAAACCCGCTTACAGCGGTTTGAATTAATAATGATTCAAGATTACCTTATGATCGGTGTTCCTTAAGTAATGCAGCATTATATCACAAGTCAAGCCGGGAACGCACCTATTTACAATAATGTTACAAGAATGTAACATTCCTAATTTGACAGGGTATCCTTTACTGTATGATATGCGTGAATGGAAAAAGAAGAACTCATTAGCGAGATAGCGGATTCCATACGGTCCGTGGCTGAGAAGAAGGAGGCCCTTCAACTCAAGAGCCTATCCCGCCATAATCCGCAGAAGGTGGCGGAGATGCTGTACCTGTACTCCGTGGGCAACAGCCAGACGAGGCTGGTAAAGAAGTACGGCTTCGACAGGGAGACCGTGATCTCGGTACTGACTGACTACGCAGACCACCTCGGCCAGTTCCGGGAGCTATCCGGCAGGATAGCAGCAAAGAACTACCTGAACCTATCGAGCCTAGAGGAGGACCTCATCGCTAAGGTCCGGGAACGGATGGAGACTGACCCCAAGATGGAGGTAGGGTTCAAGGACCTCAAGGAGATTTCAATAGCGAAGGCGAACTCAGCTCGTGAGGCTTTGACTGCTAGGGGCGAGGCCACGCAGATTACCGAGGACCGCAAGGTATATACTCAGGATGAATACGAGGCCACCGTCAAGGCGGCCAAGGAACGAATCCAGAAAGCTAAACAAGCACAAGTAGAGGAGATAATAGATGTCAATTAATGATGAACAGAATGAACAGGTATTCCAGCAAGTACGGGCAATCCTAGCGGAACACTTCCCGAACTTTCTTTTTGCAGCAATGGATGACGACGGGGAACTGTACTACGATTTTACCAACCTGCCCATCGGCAGGATGCTACAGCGTGAAGTAAGGGAGAACATGGAGTACACGGAAACCGAGGATGACTGGGTCATTGACTGGGAGACTGACGAAGATAGCGAAGGTGAAAATGCATATTGAGATAGCAATTATGTCTTGGTTCGTGTGCCTCTGCTTCTGGGCGTACCTGATGACTAAAATAAAGTAAGTGGAACTAGTATTCACAGAGCATCCGATCCTCAAGCCACCGAGCGATGAGGAGATCGTTCAGTTAGGCGAGATTGACCCAAAGCTACTTGCGGATCTGCACAGGGCGCACGAGGGTCGAATCAAGGCCGCTGAAGAGGACCCACTGCGTCACGGCTTCGACCTCAGTGGTTGGTCAAGGATACGTCAAGCGATTAGTCAATACGATGAAGTAATTACCTTCGGTGGGAATCGCAGCGGAAAAACAACGGGCTGTGCAAAGATGTTAATGGAAGCTGTTACGCAGAACGAGGATGGCCACGTTGTATGCTTCTCACAGAATCAGGATACATCGATCAAGGTACAGCAGGCAGCGGTCTGGGAAATGATGCCTAAGGAGTTCAAGAGAAAAACGAAGAGTATAGAGGGATACATCAACTTCTCTATGCAAAATGGTTTTACAGCTAATTCATTTATTTTTCCGGATACAAGAACTCGTGTGGATTTCAAAACATATACCCAGTTCACAAATAATCAGACTATCCTTGAGGGGTTCGAGTTCGGGTTCAAGGAACCGAAAAGCCTGAACATTGGTGCTTGGCTGGATGAGTACCTCGGTGACGCTGCGCTTGTAAACACTTTACGCTTCCGTCTAGCGACTAGGGACAGCAAGATGCTGCTTGGGTTCACCCCGATTGACGGGTACACGCCCTTTGTGTCCGAATACCTGAAGGGGGCTGAGACATTGAAAACAAGGAGGGCCGAACTTCTAGGCAGGGATGTCCCGGTCCAGCAGTACAGCCCGGAGAGGGACGCCGGGATTGTTTACTTGCACTCCGACGAGAACCCCTTCGGGGGCTATGACCGTATAGCCAAGGACCTCAAGACGGCATCAGAAGATACTATCATGGTCCGGGCGTATGGGTTACCGACGAAGTCAATGACTTCACTCGTGCCGAACTTTAGTCCCGAAATCAACGTCCTGTCCAGTGAGCCGAACAAGTACGGGCAAGTATTCCCGGACAAGGAGTCCCTTACATGGTATCAGGTAGTTGACCCAGCCTTCGCCCGGAACTATGTAAGCATCTGGGCTGGTGTCTCAGAGGACGAAGAGATATTCATTCGCAGAGAATGGCCGGACAGGGAGACCTACGGTGAGTGGGCATTATTCGGGGACCCGAAGTGGCGGTACGGCCCAGCGGCCAAAAAAATTGGTTATGATGTACAGAAGTACTGCGAACTATTTGAAGAGATAGAAGATGAACTAGGTATAGAAGTGACCGAACGAATCGGTGACTCCCGGTTCTTTGCAAAAGAAAATGAAAACAATACGGACTTATTTACTAGCTTTTACGATTACGGCTTCAGCTTTCTTCCATCGGACGGGCAGACTGAAATGGTTGGCACTACCGCTCTGGACGATTGGTTCTTCTATAATCCGGATTACGAGATCGACGAAGCCAACAGGCCGAGGTGCTACGTCCACAAGGACTGCGGGAACCTCATCGAAAGTATCGTGAGCTATAACTCGAACGGAAAGAACGACGAGGCCCTGAAGGACTTCTTCGATGCCCTGAGATACCTCAGGATGTCGAATGCCGGGATGGGTCCTGATTACTTCGCTCAATCAGATATGAGATCAACAACAAACAAAAAAGGAGGCTATTGATGCCAAAGAGAAAACTAGTAACTGTAGCTGAGGAGTTCGATGTAGAGTTCGATGAAGCTATAAAGATTGTTAAAGAAAAGATTCCTGCTGAATACGTTACGGGCAAGGGTAAGAACACTTGGATCTCGGAAGAGGCTCAGGATATACTCGACGATGGCCTGTTCATTGATGAGATTATTCCAAGGAACTACATCGGCAGGGTCCTGAACGAGTGCCCGAATCCAAGATATAACTCCGTGCATTGTCGTGAAATCGGGAAACGTGTCCCGGTAATGATCCCAAGAAAACTACACGGGAAGCTTATTGGCAAGGTAATTACCTTCGAGGCAGTGGAGGACAGCAAGGGAGTCAGTTACAGATATGTTAAAAAGTGAACACAGCTATACATTAAGCAATAGCTGGTGCAGGGAGCAGTCAGACCGGCTCATGGCTTTTGAGATACTGAAGAGGTACATTCGTCACGAGACGCAGATACCTATATCAACCGAAGACCTATATGATAAGATAGGCGTATCCAAGACCTACATCAGGAGGTTACTTAAATCCATCCCAGAAAAATTAAATGAACAGTGATTCTGCTTCAGAGGCTTTGACTTACTTGTCGGACGAACCCGACATCCGGACCCTTAACTACGCATACGATCAGACCGTAACGGAACTGGAGGCGTACTTTGACTTGTGCCGTACATCTTACGATGACAGGCGGAACTTCTGGCCCGGCAAAAGCCGGGACCACCGGAAGCACGGAGCGGATGCTTTCCCTTGGGAGGGCGCAAGCGACATTGAATGCCATGTCATTGATGAGCGTATAACGAGACTTGTCTCCCTCTTTATGTCAGCCCTCAAGAGGGCTAATATCCGTGCGTTCCCAGTCGAAAGCTCGGACATTGAACGATCAAAGCTAGTATCAGGGTTCCTGAAGTGGATGGTATCCAGTGGATATATACCACGCTTCTTCAGAGAAATGGAACTCGGTGCGAACTATCTGCTCGAAAGGGGTATCCTGATCTCCTATGTTGGCTGGCATCGAGAGGACCGGAGCTTCAAGCAGGAGATTGATCTAGGCCAGATAGGTCAGATTAACCCAGATATTTACCGAGCCATTGAGTCCGGGGAACAGGATGACGAACTAGTTCTATTAATACAGAATACATTCGGCGGAGTGTCCGAGAATAGGGCTAAGAAGGCACTCAAGGAGTTACGATCAAACGGGGTTACGGACTTGCCTATTGTTCGCCGTCAGGTAAATGCACCCGAAGTAAAGACACTCGCCCCTGATGGGGACTTCTTCTTTCCTCCCTACGTAACTGATCCACAGCGTGCGCCGTATTGTTTTTGGAGAACTTACTATACACCGCAGGAACTACAGAACAAGGTAACTACTGACGGCTGGGATGAGGACTTCGTGGAGTACGTCATAGAGAAGTACCGTGGTGTAAACATTGACAGCATCGAGCGAGAGCAGGAGGGCCGTAGATCAATCAGCCTTACGGACAATGCTTACGAGGCCGAGGAGCTAATCGAGATTGTTTATGGATACCAGAGACTCATTGACGAAGAGGATGGCTCAGAGGGTATATACTGCACAGTATTCCACAAGGAGTTCACCGGGAATGAGACTACCCCCGGATACGCTAAGTTCGAGTTACTGAACGGCTACGAGGACTACCCGGTTGTCGTTACCCGTTTAGCCGAGGAGAGCAAGCGTCTATATGATTCACAGACTATGCCAAGCATCCTGCGGGGTATCCAGAATCAGGTAAAAGTTGAGCGGGATTCAAGAATTGACAGAAACAGCCTAGCCACACTGCCTCCGATTCTGCACCCCGTGGGACAAGCACCCACGGACTGGGGTCCCGGACGGATGATTCCGTACCGACGGAAGGGTGACTTGGACTTCGCCCCTACACCAGCGTACAACTCCGGCTCCCTAGAAATGGAGCAGACCCTGACCCAGTTAGCCGACAGGCTAGTAGGCTTGGACGAGGGATCTCAAATGAGCCAGATCCGTCAGCAGTTCTTGGTTGATAAGTTCTTGAGCCACACCGCAGAGGTCCTGCGTATGGCTTTCAAATGCTTCCAGCGATTCGGACCGGATGAAGTCTTCTTCCGGGTAACCGGTACGCCTGATCCACAAACATTCACCAAGGGGGACCC